ATTTGCTTTATCTATATCTTTAGTTCCACCTTTGGTAAGAATCATCTTACCTTGTGGACTATCAGCAGCCCACGCTTTTCCTTTTTTATCTAGAACCTTATCTAACCCCGAAAGAAATTTGTTAGTTTCTTTTTGTTCTTCTTGTGCTTCATCATCTTTTTTACCACGATTCTTCATTAAATCTATGGTTAGTTGTGCATCTTTTTTGAGTTGCTTTTGTATCGTACTGAAAACAGGTTTAGCACCTTTCCAAACAATTTGTAATCCCTTCTTTCCAACAGTATATCCAGAGAACAATTTGTACAGTTTTACTATAGTCTTGTCTTCGTCAGTGCCTTTCTTCTTGGTCAAACCCCCCAATAGACCTTTCAAACCCACTGCAGCTGCTAAACCTCCAACTGCACCACCACCAGCAATAGCACCCATCATACCTTTGGCACCTCTTAAACTAGTTCTCGCCATACCTTGTGTTGCTAGTCCAGCAGGTGCTGCAACTCCTGGGTTCTTTAGAAGACCGGCCATACTTCCTGGCTGGCCTTTATCTTTACTTTGGCGTTGAGCTTTCTGATTATCCCTGAGTGTTTGATTTAACTCATTAATTGATTTTTCAAGTTTGTTTTCTGGCATCTCTTTCCTGTTTTAATTTATTTACAAGCATTGACAAGTATATTTCCCTCTCCCAAGGTATCATCTCGTCTAACTCTCTTAAACTAAATTTATGGTGATACATTAAATCTAAATTAACTTTATAGTGTGACTTCAATGAGTCATGGGAAAGGGCTACTAAAAAAAATCAGTTAACCCTTTCAATTCTATATCGTTTTGTTCCCCACATTCCTCACACTTCCATTTCAGATTTTTACCAACATACGGTGCTTCGGTTAAAATTTCTGCAATCTTCTGGAACTGATGGGTATTTAAATTTTCTATAAAATCTACTACTTCTTCAGAAGAAGAATCTACGAGATTATATGTATCTTCACCATAATATATTGTATCTAAACATTTCGCAACAGTTCCCAGAATAGTATCCGTTCCTGTGTCGGCCTGTATTGCATCACCCACTCTTGGATAATGCATATCAACTGTCAAATCATCAGATAGTTTAATTTGTTTATTTAACTCCTGTCCTTTCTTTAAACCCTGAACTTTAACCTTAGATAAGTCAATAGAAACTTCACCGGGTTCTTCACATTTAGTACATTTCGGTGTTAATTGAACTGTTTCACCAACCGAAACACTTCTTAACATTAAAAACATATACTCTACATCAAAAACCGTAAGTTCAGATGGTTTTGTTTTCATAACAAAACACGCAGTTAATATATCTAAGATTGCCTGTTCAATTTGGGCATCATCTTCTGATTCTAATGCAATCATCAGAATCTTTTCTTCCTTAATCAAATAAGGTCGGTATGTTACTTTTTCCCCTGTTGAGGGTACAATCATATCATACTTTGGGGTTGCTATTTTTGGTAGCATCATTATTTCTCCATTGTTATTAAATTATTTTCACGTTGCTCTTGCTAATTCCTGTATTCTATTAGTTACTTCTGAACCAGCTTCCGAGTCACTTAAATCAAACCATGTAGTATATGCCATTGTTACTGTCATATTCAACAAGGAATTCTCACTTGTATTAGATAAGTCAATAGGGCCAATTGCTCGAGGCCATGCATCCTGTAATAATACAGTATATACAGGAGCATCATCTTCGTTTGCAGATAATTGTTGAATAATTACATCCTTACAATAGTGTGATTTATATTGTGTTTCGAAGGTACTTCCAGCACTTAATTCTTTACTGTCAATAATCATGTGTTGCCATAAATCAAAATACCTTCTTACATGATAATCGTTAGTTAAAAGAAATGTAAATGTAATATCATCTACTAACATAGAATATGGTTTATCTGCTGTGAAGTGGGTTACTGGTTGTGCCATTGCCACAATACGTTTTCCCGGTAATTGTACGGATTCACATAACATATACATATCTCGTGAATCGTGTCTTCCTATTTCACCCATTCTCTCATTCCAGTTATTTAAATCAATGGCTTGATTCTTGTCGAGATTTAATAAAGAATTCATGGTAGTATTGGGGTGAGTCATATATATTGCAAATCGATTTCCCCTTGCTATACCACCTCTTCTTGTTATGGTTGCTTTTAAATTATCTATTCCCGCTGGTATTGGCATTAGTATTTCCCTCTAGATTTTGTCCAAACTGTACTCTTCCTTGCCTTCTTAAATGATTCGATTGGTAGAAAGATTGCAATATCCCATTCAGAAGCATCTACTTTCATTATATTAGAAGTAACGTGGTCTGACAGATAATGTTTAAAACACGGTCTGAAGTATTTATATTTTTGTGCCCCTTTTATTAAACCATAACTTAATTTTAGTCTGGTAGTTTCGTCAAATTTTTTATTATTCGCAATTTCTACAAGATTATCTAAAAATATTGCACGATGTTTTAATGGTAGATAATGTAAATTCATACCATAGAATCCGCCAGGTGCTTTCTTCACCATAATTGATAGGGGGAAGGTATCGTAATAAGGTAACGTCTTCTTTAACTTCGGGTCGTAATGATACATATACATTTCCCCGACTCTTGGAACTGATTTCTTGACTAGACGAGGGTCTCGAATCATCTTCTTCTTTGGAATCTTGGACATATTCCCTACCTTTTTCCTGAACCAATCCATAGATTCCTTAGAACGTTTGGTAAGTCCTCGTCTGAAAGCTTCCGCCTCTAATTTATCGAATAATGAATCTGCCATTATAAACTATTTTTTCTATTTAACATACTCTTATTTATAACGTTTCTTTAATGATTTTCCTACTTTGGTCTTAGAGAATTTAAACTTATATGTCATTGTTTTGATACCCATAGTTTCGAGTTCTCTCTCTGTCCATATAAGGAACTTATAGCCGGGTCGGTCATCACAGAACTTCCTCGCAGCATCCCACTTAGAAGTATTCTTCATATAAGTTAATGCTTCTTTCAAGTTTTTTCTTTTGGGGGGTTTGGTTTGGGATAGTGGTTTGATTTCCACTAAGTAGGTATCCCCAGTTACGGTTCTTATAGTTAAATCAACAAAATACCTATGTACCTTTCTATCAGTTGAACATACATACCCTATAATAGTTCCCTCGGAGTTCCACCACTTCACCCAAGGTCTTTTTTCTAAGAATCTAAACGTATTTCTTTCCCATAATGACCTATACACGACATTATTTCTATCCCCCATATACTTTTCTGGGCGTTTTAATTTATATTTTCCTTTATATGTTTTTCTCATATCTCTATTTATCATTATAAATAAAGGTATAACGTTCATATAACAAGGAAAGAATTATGTCAGAAAGTGGATTAGAAAGTTTAAATAATATGTTTGATGCGGGGTTTTACTCATACCCAAATTATCTCGGGCAAGACCTCAGAAAAGACGGAATAGTTAATTGGAATTCAAATTATGATTATGCAATGGAAGTAAATCATGCTGGTGCAGATGAGATTGGTATTTTAGAACGAGACAGAAAATTTGCAGACCGCAGAACGGAAAATTTATTAGACGCAGGTACTACAGACCCATTTATTATGTTCGAGTTTGTTAAGATTGACCATAACAGTGATGGGTCTGATACAACAAGTCAGAAGCTAGCAAAAAAGATTGTTGGATTGGTCGGTGAGAAAACTGGAACAATGTCTATAAGAGAAGATACTGGTAATCCAAATGAAATGATATCATCCACTAAGACTACCGAAGAGAAAGAAAAACAAAGTGCTTTAGATAAAGCCAAGGACTCTGCTGGTATGATGAAAATGTTAACAACCGCATATAAATCTTGGAAACCAAAAAAAATTCCTGGCGATACTATCGTTCTTTATATGACACCTGGGATTTCCATTGCAGATAGTATATCTTATGATGAAGATACACGAAAATTAGCTGCTGTTATAGAAGAATTAGATAGTGTCAACCTTAAAGACCACATGACAGGTCAAGGTGCAAACGATATGACTACTCTTGCGATTAGTGCTGCTGCTGGTATTGGTGCTGCTGCAGGTAATCTTTTATCTAAAGTTTTGCCGGGTGGTACAATTACTGGAATGGTTACTACTTTACTTGGTGGTAGTGTTGCAGATGCTATTAAAGGTGAGGCCGAAATGCGTAGAGGTTCGACAATGAATCCTAATGAATATATAAGATATAAAAGTACCCCTCTCAGAAATTTTAATTTTGATTTTAAATTTCTTCCAGATACCCCAGAAGAATCTATCCATTGTAAAAATATTATTAAATCTTTTAGAAAAAATGCACACGCCACTAAACAATCTTCCATAACAATTGAAATTCCTTCTACTTGTATAGTATCCTTTCACGGTATAAAAGATATAGTCCAACTTCCCCCCTTAGTAGTAACTTCTGTTAATACAACTTTTAGTCCGACAGCAGTAACACGTTTTACAGATAAAAGACCAGTAGAGATGAATTTCTCGGTAAGCTTACAAGAAATACAACCAATTTATAGTGGTGATGTAGAGGCGGGGTACTAAGATGAGTTATTTTGCAAACTACAATAAAATAAACATAGACTTAGACGGTAAAGGAGTATTTGATAATATATGTAATCTTACTAATAGAGTAAAGGTAAAAGATACTATAATTAATAATATCGGATATTATGATAAGGTAACGGTACAGGAAGGGGAAAGACCAGATGGTTTATCCCAAAGACTATACGGTACAACTGCATATCATTGGACATTCTTTCTTTTAAACGATAATATTTCTAATATATGGAGTGGTTGGCCAATGAGTTCTGCACAATTAGT